CAGAGGCTTCAAAACCCGCTGCAAATACTGCAGCACCTGACCAGCCGCAAGAGTCCCAGCAACAGCCGCAACAGAAGACGCACCAGCAGTAACAACAGCAGTTGAGACTATTTCGGCACGTGGTACTGCAATCTCAAGGTCGGTGCCAGGTAAAGTGACGGTGGTTATCTCATTTATTTGTGTCGAAAGCTCTGTGGTTGGCGGCGGGGACTTTGATTGGGGTTTCTCTGCCTCTGTTTTTTTTGATGCCGCTTTTTGACGTTCTTCTTCTTCTGCGGCCATTTGACGCATCTGCGCCGCCGAAGGCATTACCAAAGGTCGATATGAAGGAACTTTCGCGTCAGGTTCCAGCAGGGTCATCCTGGGAGGAAGTTGAGGCGGCTTGGGGAGAATCAAATTTGGAAGATTCAGATTCAAAGCCGGTAGTTCGTCCATACTTCCCTGGAATGAGTCTCCCCTAACGCATAATAAAAAACCCCCGCAGAGCGGAGGTTGATTACTGTTTCAGACTCGTCATTTGGTGTAAGGTACACCGCGATAAACAAGCTTAACCTTTTTCTCGCCGTCTTGAGTAAGAGGGCGCTCTTTTGTAGTCGGCTGAACAGTTTGTAGCATCTGATACCAAAGCGAGTGGCAATGGTAGTATATCAGAGATCGGTCTTAAAACCCATCTTGATGCCGTAAGAAGTGTCCGAGTCTGCAAAATCTGCAAAGCTAACTTCGCCATAGACATCTGTATTAGAGTCCATAGGAAGGCTTAGGCCAGTTTTGCCAGAAACACCCCAATCGGTGCCTGTAGTGCTATCCAAAAGAGCTGGGCCGCCTTGGATGTACCAAGCGCCGTTCTCATAACCAACATGTGGTTCGAGAGTTGCACCAAGATACTCGCCGCCAGAGAAACTTGAGTTGTATTCGGGGTTGATGTAGAATCCATCGGCCATGGCAGGTGAAGCCAAGCCAAAGGCGGCTGCAAGAGCCAAAACAGATCGAAGCATGAGGCTAAGTAAAAGTACCGCGCTGTATATTAGAGCGGGTCTGGTCGGCCTGCAAGTAGAGCACAAGCTCGCCTGTAGTACCAATTGTCGGTGTGGCCTGTTTCCTCAAGATGTTTCTTGATTCGTTCCCAGTTTTCGCGAGTAAGCTTGTCCATTAGCGTCGGCCTTGGCCTCTAAGTTTTTTACGACCATGAGACGGCTTTGAGTGCTGCCCATGGCCCTGACGAGTTTTCTTCGGCTTGGCAACAACATAATTGCCGCCACTAAGAGGTTTAGCCATCAGTAACTGTCCGTTGACTCAAGATTGCGATATGTCTCAGACAATCCTGTGTAAAGACCGCGCATTGGATGATCAGCTTGATCGCGCCCATCTAGCAAAAATAGTTCATTGATCCAAGTGACACGATTTCTCATCGCCTGAACATCTTCGGCACCAGGCTTGCAGGGGATCAGTGGATCAGGACGCTGCATCAAACAATCGTATATGTGCTTCCAGATGTTACCGTAACTGTCACACCTGAGGCAATTGTGATCGGCCCAGCACTCATGGCATTTTTGCCTGAAGTAATTGAATAGTCGGCACTGATGTTTTGATCATTCTCGTAGATTGCGGCACCAATCGCAAATGACTCAGCTTGCGCGACAATGCCTAGCCCTGGAACACGCAAATTTGTGATATTTCCATCACCTAATGTAATTTCATTAGAAACGCTTGTTGTACTTGCGTCAGCGTTTGCACCAAGAATAAGATTATTGGTCCCGGACAGGCTTACGTTGTATTGAGCCTCATTGCCGATAATTGTGTTGTTATTTCCTGTTACAGACGTGCCCGCACGACTGCCAAGGCACACGCCATAGCTTGCAGTGTTATTTTCGCCAGTATTTCTTCCAATAAAGGTATTGCTTAGCCCTGAATTTACACTGTTACCAGCTCCAGCGTTATCGCCAATATATACATTGCTAGCGCCAGTTGTTACGTTCTGACCTGTGCCAGTTCCAACAAAAACGTTGTTATTTCCAGAAGTTAATTTTCTGCCACTTGAGTCGCCAGAAATAGCAACGTTGTAGTTACCTGTTACACCAGCAGAGTTGTTAAGAGCATTACCAATGGCGATATTTCCATTCGCTGTTGTTATATCTTTGCCAGCTGTATAACCTAAAGCTACATTTGTTGCGCCTGAAGTTATATCCAGTCCAGCATTGTATCCAAGAGCTGTATTATTATTTGTTGATCCGTCGTCATTGCTGAGTGCGCCAGTTCCAAGGCCAATGGTGGCACCTGAGCTGTTTGTGACTGCATCGGATAGGTCATTGATTGCTTCGGCACCACCACCACCACCAGCAATCTCAGCAACCGTGCCATCATCTTTTTTTGTAAAGACAACGCCGGTATCAGTTCTAATCGCAAGTTCGCCTACAGCTAAATCAGAAGCACTCGGGTTAGAGCCACTTCCCCGCTTGTGCTTGATTGTGTTAGCCATCAGTTACTCCAACTTCAGTACGTGCCGCCGTCAATTTCTAAGCCGCTAGTTGCTCCATCCTCAAGGAAGGTAACAAGATCAGAAAGCGCGACTTGCTTCATAGTGCCCGCATCGTTCATAACCATGCGGTCGGCTGTTGCAAGTGTAGTGGAAGTGGCTGACGTGTTGCCGTCAATGATATTAAGTTCGGTGGTTGTAATTGTTGCACCGTCGAGCTTGTTGAGTTCAGCGGCAGTAGCTGTAACACCGTCGAGGATATTAAGCTCAGAAGTCGTCGAAGTGACGCCATCCAGAATGTTAAGCTCAGAAGCGGTTGCAGTTACTCCATCGAGGATGTTCAGCTCACTTGTTGTTACTGTCGCTCCATCAAGAATTTGAATCTCTGTGGAAGTCAGTGCTGCAAGTGCAGATGCGCCACCTGATTGACAAGAAGAAAGTGCGTCAAGGTCGGCATCATAAGCCTGAACTTGGCTGCCAATGCTGACTCCAAGAGAAGCTCTAGCAGTTGAGCCGGTTTCTAGGACAAAGTTGCTGCCATCACCGACAATAAAGCCGCCATCAGTGACAGCAAGGCCGGCAACATCGGCTAATTGTGCATCATATGCTTGAACATCACTGCCGATTGCAAGACCAAGATTAGTTCGCGCAGCAGATGTACTTGTGCCGCCAGTGCCACCATCAGATACTGCGAGCGTACCAGTAATGCTGGATGCGTCTAGCTTCAAAGCCAGTTCGGCTGACTCAATAACTAGCCCGCCGTTGCTTTTGAGATCGGCAGAGATAGTGCTACCAGACTTCTGCAGACCATCGCCGGCTGTAATTGAACCTGCGCCAGAGAACTGAGTAAAACTCAGCGACGTTGTGCCGACAGTAATAGAACCATCAGTAGTCAGAACAAAGCCTTGATCCGCTCCAACAGTGCCTTGCTCGACAAAAACAAATGCGCCAGAGGTGACCTCAGCGTTTGCGTCAAAATCGCTGGACCGTGCCCAAGAGCCAGATTTACAATCGTAAATGCCGTTCTCTGAGCCAGTGGATTGATTTTTGACAAGAACGCGCTCGTCAGCAGAAACAGCAACGCCGTCAATTGTTTGTGTGCCAGACAGCGTAATGTTCGCCGTAGTGGCAACCTTGACCGAATCTTTTACATCTAGCCCAGTTTTGACCGCATCAACATAAGCTTTAGTCGCCGCATCTTGTGCTGACGTTGGGTCGGTTACGTTAGTAAGCTTGTTCGAGTTGATGTCAATGTTGCCCGTCGGGGCAGCCATCTGATCAAGACGATTTGTTTGAACACCAGAGTCAAAGTCGCTGATCTTGGTGTGAGCAATGCTCGGAATATCTGCAGCTACAAGTGATCTAAATGTCGGGTTAGCGTCAGATCCAGTTGTGGGTCCAGCGAGTACAAGATTTGCACCCTTTGCATCTCCTTTGGCAAAGAACGCTCCACTGCCCGCAATGCTGATAATCGATGTTGCTACACCAGATCCATTGTCACCAAAGCCATAGTAAAGTTTTAGATCGCTTTCATTAAAAGCAAGTTCCGAGCTTGCCAGTGAAGAAGGCGCACCATCTGCTCCTGAAGCAGCCCTCTTTTTAATGCGGATGGTGTTAGCCATGTTTTAGAAGTTACCGCCCTCTACAAGAGATAGTTTAGTTGTGGTACTGTCCGCTTTGAATGTATTAGCCGCAGAGTCGTAGTAAACAATACTGTCGTCTACTTTATTTGAACCGTCAAAAGTAAAACCTTGAGCGGCAGGACCTTGAGGCCCAGTAGTTGTAATCGAAACAGTATTAGTTGCCGTGTCTTGAACAACTGTTGTTTTGCCGTTTGTTGTGACGTTGACTGCAGTCATGGCGATGTGTAACCCTCAGAGACGAAAATAATTCCTTCTAAGTAATACTCACGTAAGTTGCTGCCATCCTCTAGCAATACGTCATAGTACAGCTCATCAATAAAATCTGCCGTCTGTTCATCGGTCAAACTTATTGTTACTTTGCCATCACTGCGATCTGTATAAGCAACTGTAAAGTCGGCGTATTTTGTTGATCGCGCTTTGTTCCACGCCTGTGCATAAACTGTATAGCCAGTCAGATCGATAGCAGTATCGGTGCTGTCCTTAAATTGCAGGATCAAGCTCCAATCTGCACGGCGTTGCAGCGTAAAATTGTATGTCCCAGGATTTACGGCCATAATGCACCCCCTGGGACAATTCTACCCGTTCAAGAATACGGGCTTGCTCCGAGCAAACTTGTATCCCAAGCAGCTTTCAATTCATCGGCTGTAGTTGCATCATCGATAGCAGATGCTGCAGGTGCATCGCGCAATGCTTGCTTCGCGGCAACAATTGCAGTCGTGTCAGCACTAGCCTCTAGAGCACGAGTAAACTCAAGATCTTTTGCCTCTAGCAGAGGTTTACGTGCCTCACGTACGTTGTCGCGATGAATGTCCTTTGCTTTGGACATGTTGAGTCCGATAGGCATGTCAGCTCTCCGTGTAAGTCCAAGCGTTGCGGAACGAACGATCGCTAGGAACATCCGCTACATCAACAATTTGATATGCCTTTCCAGACGGCACATCTTTGCGGGCAATAGCCTCAACACTAAGTCCGCAGTTGTCTGACGGGACAATGACTGAAACGCCACCGTCGTCATTTGGGTAGATGATGCGTTTGTCGCTCATGGTAAGAACGGTGATGAACCAATGTTAGCAATATGCACCGCCATAGATCAATCTCCAAAAACAATTGCGCTAATCATGTCTCGATCACTATTGCTTCCACCTGCCCCACAAACAGTAACTGTGCAAGAAGTTGTTGTGTGTAGGTCGCTGTAATTAGTATCTCGACCCGCTCCAAAAAACGCATCATTATTTCCTCCGCCACCAAGCTCAGCAGCACTTCCAGCGATAGCGTAATTTGCGCTTGCCATCGCATTAGTAAAAGTGACTCTATAGTTCCCTGTTCCAAGATCAGTAATGGAACTGACATTAAAAGAATCTCGGATTGAAGGTGTGTTGCGACCGTTAAAATTAACCCATGCTTTTGCCGCACCATCAATCTTTAAGTTGCTGGTGCCGCCGCTGGTGTCCTTGATGTTGTTGACTTTAAGGGTGCTCATGGATCAATCTCCGAAAACAACAACATTGTTCAACGTACGATCAACGTTTGCACTAGACGAGTTTTGACCAGCAACTTGCACTGATCCGGTATTAAATACAATAGGGTTAAACCAAGTGTCAACATTTGATTGCGCTCCACTAGACGCAGCAGTAACAACACAATAATTAGTATTTGCCATAGCATTGGTAAAACTTAATGTGTACTTTCCCGTACCATTGTCAGCCAAAGAGCTAATGTTGAAATCGTCTGTAATGGCAACCGTGCCAGTGCCATCAAATTTTGCCCAAGCCTTTGCTCTGCCCTGAGCAACTTGTTCAGGTGTTGAGCTGTTGTTGCCCGACGTGTCTTGGAGGGTGGCGACTTTAAGTGTGCTCATGATTCTGTATTAGGTCGGGTTAGATGAAGACTGCAGCATGGTTAGCATCGTAATCGCGATCCACGTTGCCGGCGCTACTCTGGAAAGACCCTGTTTCTACTTGAAAAGAGGTAGTTGTCTGACTGCCGTTCTCAACTCTGATCGTGTTTGTGCTGGAAGTAGTGGTTGGCTCATAACCAAGTACCACAGCGTAATTAACGCTAGGCATCGCGTTGTCGAAAGTAACAGTAAAATCCCCGGTTCCATTGTCAGTGATAGAACTCACATTGAAGTCGTCGCGGATTGAGACCGTGTCAGTGCCTTTAAAATTTACCCACGCTCTGCAAAGCGTTCCAATCTCCGTGCCAGAGCTGTTCTTAAACGTTGGAGCGCCACTTCCTGTGTTCTGTACGTTTGCCGCCTTAATTGTGCTCATATCAAACCACCGTCCAAGTGGCACCAGAACTTACTGTCACTGTAACTCCACTTGAGATAGTTATGGGTCCGGCTGACATTGCGTTTAAAGTTCCGCTCAATGTAAAGTCTGTGCCGACTGATTGTCCATTTGTATAGAATACTTGGTCTGTGCCACCGCCAGTTGCACCACCGCCTAATTGGCCCCAAGCTGAGCCACTATATCCCTCATACCTGCTTAAAGTCGAGTTATACCGAATCATTCCATTGTTCGGTGTACCTGGACGCTCAGCAGTCGTACCAACTGGAATGTCAATTGTTCCAGTGCCTGACATCAAGATATTGCCACCGAACGTGGCAGTACCTGTAAATGTCGGTGAAGCAGCTAAAGCAAGTCCAAGATTTGCCGTGCCAATGCCACCAACCGCACTGACATTCACATATGCACTATTTGCCGCATTTCTAATCTTGAGTGTGTCGTCACCAGTGTCTACATACCACTGATGCGCAAACGTAGTTGCTGGATCCGTTGAATTGCTGTTGTTTGATGCGATCGCAGACAGAGCATTATTAAGATCACCCCGAAAAGCCGAGCCGCTCTGATTGGCTAGGGAATAATCGTGAGTTGCCACAAAACGTTATCGCACTCCTTTGAACACTTTAGTTGGCTTTGCCGAACCCAGTAGCCATATAGTTGAAATTACGGTCAACAATGGTGCCACTGCTGTTCTTAAATGTGACAGTAAAGCCAGTCTTAGAGATACTGCTTAGCTCAAAGAAGTCGCCAGTAGCCATGTTCTGAGGTGTAATGCCGATTGTTGGTAGGGCACTATTCACACCACCCAGGCTGCTAGTTCCACTGAAAAAGGCATTGCTAAATGTCACTGCTTTCGCCGACGTACCACTAGCTATGGCCGATGTGCTTTGCTCTGTGCGCTGTTGAAGCTGCGCCTTATATCCAAGTTCATCAACAAGAATGTTTTGAGCCGCGTCATTTGATGTAAGGACAGCCTTAAATTGGAATGCACGCGCCTTAAAAACACCAGTTGTCAGCGGCTGCCAAGCACTGTATGTCGGAGAACTAGATGGATCGTCATCAGTTTTTCGCACGTACACCTCTGCATTCACTTGATCGACCACACCACCATCAATGTCCACCCAAGTGTCAATAAGTTCGGTTTTGCTGTCCCAAAGGTCAGTCGGATAGATTCCACGCGAAACTAGGCGTCGCTCTAAGTCCAGGCTGTAAACACCCTCAAGATCCAAAGTATCAGGAAAGACATATTCGCCAGTGCCTGCAGTTAATCCATCACTATCAAGAATTAGTGCATCATATGTTGAGTCATAAGTGGTATCTGTTTTGGTGCCTGTAAATGGTGTCGGCGTGATTTGATCATCGCGTTGAGTTTTGACGCCGAAAAATGTTTGGGCAACTGGTTGATCAACAACAACACTGGCCTCTGTTGCGCTTTTGTTAAGTAAGTCGTCCTCAAATTTGACTAAATACTCGCCTTCCAGCAATGGAACGGTTGCTTCTGTTGCGCTACCTGAAATAGCTGAAATTAAGTCGGTGCTATTGCTCCAAGTTGCACTGCCATCCGTTAGATTGCTGTGACGTATGTGAACTTTGCCGCTTACCTTTACGTCAAGATCTACAGTTTCATCCCAATGCAGCGTCGCGCTGTTGTTGCTTAGAGGTTCAATACTTAGATTTTGAACATCACCTGGAATCGCCGTCTTGCCTGCAAGTGTAAATGTTTGCTTGGTGATTGGCCCGCTTTTTCCAATAAAGTTGCGTGCGGTAACTTGAACCTCAAGTTCCCCGGCCTTAAGTCCTTTAACTTGTGTCGATTGTGATTCAGTAGTAATCTTCTCGAAATTATCATCATCAAGCCGATATTTAACGACAAAGTCGTTGACATTAGTTATCGGACTTACCCATGAAATATCAACACCAGTGTGGACTGTGCCACCTTCCTGATATAAAAACTCAGTTGCCGTCAAGCTTGTCACTGCTTCTGGCGATGCAGAAACGTTAGTTATATCGCGTTGTGTAAGATTTAGATCTTGCTCAACCGCATCGTAAAGGCTTTCATTGTACTTAAGCGCCGTTACAGAAAAGGTTCCATCATCGCCTTCCTCAACACTTACTACTCGGAATAGCTGCGATTGTATGTCGGTTGTTTGTATCAACCATGGTGCATTGGCGACTGGAGCTTGACTAAAAGCCTCTTTGACATTTACTGTCGTGCCAGAAATGCTATCAATGTCTCTTGTTTCGACAAGACCGTTTGGCAAGACAACTGAAAAAGTCGGACTGTTGCCTAAATTGACAGAAAGCTCGCTGCTGCTGTCAACAGTCACTTGCAAAGTCGTTGCAGAAGACACACGTCCGTTTCTTCGCGTTCCAGCACGTAAAGGATCTGCAATATCGACCACCATGCCTGGCCGAACAACAATACCTGAATCAATGCCGATAGAAAAGTTGACTGTTTCATATAAGTCTTTTTCACTTAATAGTGTCCACTTTCCCAATCTGTTTGCTTGGCCCTGAGAATAACATCCAATCGCTTTTATATCTTTATTGTTGACTCCATATTTAGCTACAGCGTCAGCATCTTCTACATACTCAAATGAGACTTCTCCAAGTTCGTCATAATCATGATATGCTACAGTCGCGCAAGTGTGCCTAGATCGCACAGAGGACCCTTGATATGTGAACACGCCATCAACAACGTTTGATTGTCCGATCGTATATTGTGGGTCTGACGGTTTATCTTGAAGTAAGACTAATGAACCGGCACCATAGTAAGAAATGCCCCGAAAAATGCTCGTCATATCTTGTATGACGTTGTAAACTTCTTTGCGCTGGTTAATCAATAAGTTGCAACTAAAGCGCGTTTCTTCGCCGCCTTTACCATCATCAACTAACTCATTGCAGTATTGACTAATCGCAAAAAAGTCATAACGATCCAAAGAAGCCTCAGGTATTCCAGCGCCATATCTCGTATTTGTAAGCAGATCCCACAAACACCAAGCTGGATCATTTGTCCAAGTCGCTGCTGCAAAAGTGCCGTCCCAAACTCCAGAGTATGTGATTCGGCCCAAATGTGTTGTGGTGTCTACTGTCGCATTACTAGGAATCCTGACCTTGATTCCACGTATCAAATACTTACGTTGTGGTATGCTTCTGAATTGTTCAGATCCAAGCCGCAGTCCAACTAATGCGCTATTTGGGTAGGCAAGTTTGGCGTCGATAATTGATGTGAAACTTTCCCATATAGTTGTGTTTGATAGTCGCGATGAGCTGCTGTCGGCTGTAACGCGCTCAACTTGAATATCAACAGGGAATGCACCTGAGAGCTCGATCATATAATCGCGCTGATAAGAGCTAGAACTTTTGCCCTTTATAGTGTTTGTTTTTACGGTGCTAAAACTACCACCGTTATACCGAACGTTAATCTTGATTTTTACCTTTGTGCCCTTAATGTCGCCATCATCCTCAATCTTTTGTAGTGATGGAATCTGTATTGTGACTCGGACACGATCTACATCATCATCAGTTATTTGCCGCGTTATAGGTGTGGATTTTGTTACAGAAACACCAACTGCCGTCTCAGACTCAATGTTACTAAAAACGCCTGGAATGTAAGTTTGAGTTTGAGTACCAGTGCGAGTAAAAACTTTGTAATCCTGAAAGTTGTATTCGCCATCTGATGCCTGCAAAGGCGTTCCATCAAAAAAAATACTTTTATTGCCGTCATCTAGACCCTGAATCTCACCCTCGCTAATAAGGTCAAGAACTTCCGCAAATTGTTTTGATTGCAGAGAATCATCGTCCTCAGTTGGACTACTGCCACCGCCGCCACCTTTGCCGCCGCCGCCACCACCAGATCCTGCAATATATTTTGATTTAGTCATCAATCAACCTGATCAACATCAAGACCGGCAGAAATCACTGCAGATCCAACAAACAACCGACCATATGCTATTGGGACAGGCACACCTTGCCGTGTAGTTTGCTGAATTGCACTGAAGCTATTCGACTCAAGACGTGATGCTGACTTTGGTGGTTTTGGTGTTGGCGCAATCATCTGTGCAATGCCACCCAGAATCAGACTTCCACCAAACAGACCGACTTTTGTCACAACAGATCCGGCCAACTTAAAGCCAAGTCCAGGAATAAAGATGGAGGCTGCAACAATAGCAACTCCTGCCAAAATCATTCCAACGCCGCGACCAGCACCAGTCAGAACAGGCGTAATGCTAAAAACTTCGCGCTCACTCCACGGCTGGAACATTCCTGACATATCGCCATCATGCACTTTTTGTTTGCCAACTGTCACCCGATATGCAACTCCACGTTTCTCGCTATCAACCAGCCATTTGTCCAGACCTGGGAAATTGACAAGTAAAGCCCGCATGGCTTGAGCAGGCGTGTCAGCTACAAACTCAAACCGTGTTTTACCCAATAGATCGCGCAAAGCGCCATAAACCTTAACGACTTTCATGCCTCAAGGCACAGGCAGTGTTCTTTACATAATACCCGCCGTAAATGTCGCGACTTGAGAGGCGACCTTGCACATGATGCAAGATTTGCTGATCGCCTAAATAGATTGCTGCATGATTCGGTACATCTGATGACAGTTGCATTAGCAGTGCGTCGCCACGTTGCAGTTCCTCTACTGGAATCTTGTGAAAACCTTCTTTTTGGAAGTTTTCTAGGTAAAGATTCTCACCATTCTCCCACCACTGATCTCGCCTTGAATAGTTATACAAGTCCAACCCAAACTCGCGCCTGTACCAATCGCGACAGAGGCTGTAACAGTCCACAATGCCATGCGAGAACTCACGGCCTACATAAGGCAATTCAAAGCCCTCAGGCTCGCAATAGCCCCAGTTCTGTGTGTTCGGGTTCACAATATGCCAAGGCACCCCACTTTGCTCACAAGCAACACGATCTGCAGGTGATGGATTGTGATTTGTTGTCGGGTGACTGTGAACTACTGCAACAATCTCGCCTTTGTCCTCAACACTGACATAATCGGCAGGATCAAGAACAAAGTGCTCATCTGGCGTGTCAGCCAAGTTTTTGCAAGGAAAATATCGCCGTTTGCCTTTTACTACAGCGATCAAGCCGCAACACTCTTTAGGACTTTCTTCCTGCGCATGAGACATGATTTGCCTCATGATGCCGGGTGGTAGTGTCATCTCAGCAATCCTGCACCTGGAAAAGAACCGAATGGCAATTCATTATTCTCGCCAAAACGACATTTGCAACTAGACAAACGTTTGCCGCAAACGTCATTCGCGTCAAGAGTTTCTGGACCATCATTTACATTAAAACGATGATATGTCACGCCATCAACAACTTTGCCGGGAAAGTTTTCTGGAATGTAACCGCATTCTGAGGATTTATAGGTCCACTGACAAATGTTCGCCACAATTTGGCGATTAGGTAGCTCTTTGTTCGTCAAATCAAACTTGCTTGCAAGCTCGAAGCTCACAACATCACGTGACTCTGATGACTTGCGATCAATGTACCACTCTTCCACAGGAAAAGTCGCATATGGGTCAGCAGCAGTTTCGCCATCTAGAAACTTTTTCAAAGTTCTGATGCGCCTTACTTTAGCTCCAGTCAGATCATTGCCTGGGGTAGTTAAATTTACTCCGAGCAAAAGTGCAGTAACTGCGCCATTTAAGTTGGCGACTGTCAAAGTTGGTCTGGGCAATGTGCCGCCATTTGTAAACTCAAAGCCCTCAGCCTTAACAGGAAGTCGCACATATTCATTACTATTGAATGCAATGTTGCCTGTTACATCGGCATTAGAGCCTGCATGCCAATACAAAACATCGCTACTGCCATGCAATGTATTGTCATAATGCAACTCAAACAGCTCGATGATTGCATCAACAGCGAGTCCTGAGAGGTCAGCAAAGACCGAGCTGATTGCTGTCCATTCAACAGTGTTATCATCAACTGTGCTGCCAATATCTGTAGGCCAAGTCGGTTCTGAGCTGGCTGATGTACCAGCAGTAGTGCATTCGAAAACAAGCCCGCTATTCTGCGACGATGTGGCGCGTCTTACATCACCGACTGAGAAGGCAGTGCTAGCAGCCCAAGCAGTGTAAGCCATTAGGGTTCAAACACCTCGCGGAATGTTGCTGAAATAGTTGCGCGATTCAGATATATGACTGTCTTGCTCCAAGCCTCGCAAACAAATTTAGAGCTGCTACTTTCGCCTGGTGGTGTAAAATCAAAGCTTGCACTATCAACAGCGCGTGCGTCAAGAAATGTTTCTATAGTATCGGCATCAGTCTCAGAAACCTCGAACGTAAGGTCATATATCTTTGGGTTTTGGTTGATTCCTAGGCTCAGTCTTTGCTCATAACCATCGCCAAACTGCACACTTCGTATCGCTGGCTTACTACGTTTCTGTATGCCATATGTCGGCAGTATGGAGGGAAAAGTTGCCATTATTGTGCAAGTAAACCGCCAGGACGTTTTTGCTTGACTAGCTCGGCTTGCACTGCAGCACCAAGCAATTTGCCAAACCGTGATGCTTCATCATCATTGCCTTCGACAGATGAGCCAGAGGCATCAACGTTCACAACTATGTTAGTTGAGCCGCCTAATTGATTATTAGGGATAATTGTTCCAGATCGCGATGGAACAAACAACTCAGGTCCTTTCTCACCCACCAAAGAAGCTTTGCCGACAGGAGGTCTGCCACCATTTGCAAATTTGAAGTCGCTAGGAATACTTCCAAAATCAGGCAAACCTAGGTCCATGTCAAAAAGATTCGGCATTTCGCTAAAACTTTGACTCATTGTTGGCGTAAAGCCTCCAAGTGGATTGCCCTTAGTGAAAATGCCACCTATGCCCTTGAGGATTGAGCCGAACAATCCACCCGAACCTGAGTCGCCCATAATTGCCATTCTTAGCATTTGGTCGGCAAGTCTGTTCAAGACACTTGACATCACATCGCCCAACGTCTTGGTGCCATCAATCATGCCCTGAATGCCAGTGACAATTTCATTGTTGATTGTGTCAGCAAGTTTGACGGCCTCATCAGTAAGTTCTCTCTGTTTGAACGTCAATATCTCCGTTGCATCGGCTTGTGCATATATATTTTCAAGCGTTTTTACATAAGTGTCATATCTTTGTTGGGCGAACTCAGCTCTTATACCTTCACTTTCCTCTTGGAAAATTGAATCCAGAAGTTGGCGATTCTGTATTCTCTTAGTCGCATTTTCAGTCTTGTTGATCCTGGCGAGAATATCATCACGTTCATGCTCTAGTTGCTTGATGGCACGCTCCTCATCAGATGTAATCTGCAGCAACTGCAAACGTCGCGTCAAAGTCTGATTGATGCTTGCACCCTCATCTGTCTTGGCGTTAGGGTCATCAAGGTCGAGATCCAATTTTGTTTTCTCAGGCGTCGGCTTACCAAGAAGCAGCATCCGATCAATCAAGCGGTTGATGTTCGTCTTGGTCTGTGCAATATCTTTATTGAGCTGGATTATTCTGCTGTTTCTCGCACCAGAGCCACGTCCACCTCTGCTTGCCTCATCCAACTCGGCCTGTAACTTCTGCTGCCGCTCAAGCTCATTGTTTAGCAGCCGCTGTGCAACCTCATAGTTTCCGGCTTTTACAGCCTTGTTTACTTCTTCTTGTGCAACTGCAGCCTCATGGGCTTTGATCGCCATTTTGCCATAATGTCCTGCAATAGCCAGAATCGGCAGAGCAATCAATGCGCCTTTTGCAATAACAGCAGCGCCACCAATAGCAGCAATTCCTCCGGCAACAACGCCAATACTTTTAATAAACACAGCAAGTGCTGGCAAAACAATCGCCAATGCGCCTGCAATGCCAATAACGGCTGCAGCTATACCTTTAACTTCGTCTGGCAGGCTGTCAAATAGCTTGACAGCTTTCGTGATTTGCTCAACAACCGGCACAAGAACAGGCAGCAAAGATTGACCCAAACTTGTGGACAAACCTTTGACCGCATTGTTTAGTGCCTGGAACTTCTGTGCTGGCGATTGTGCGATCAATTCCTTGACTTTCGCGCCATTCACCTCAAAACCTTTCGCCAGAGCGTTGATCAAAACATCAGAGGTAATCTTGCCTTGCTTCGCCAGTGCCCTAAGCTCATCTTCCTCTCTACCCATTTCGTCGGCCACAAGGCTCAAGATGCCTGGAAGCTGCTCAGAGATGCTTCTAAATTCATCGCCCTGCAGCCTGCCAGAACCCAACGCTTGGCTTAGCTGTCTAAACGCGGCTGATGCTTCCAATGCACTTGTGCCGCTCGCCAATGCTGTCGCGTTAAAGCCTGCATACACACTTTGAATGTCATCCAGTGAAACCCCAAGTGGACGTAAACGTGCAAAAATGTCGCTGAATGCACTGCTTGATTCCTGCAGTGACAGGTTGAAGTCTTTCGCGTTTTGGCGAACTAATTGTTGTACGCGATCAAACTCACCAAATTCATCTGACAGTAACTTAAGTCGCAACTGTGTCTGCTCAAATGTCGCAGCCTGTTGGACAATGCGTCGCGTAAACTCAGCTACGCCGAGACCAACCAGCACATTCCTAAGGTTGCCCATTTTGTCGGCAAACTTATCTGCGCTGCGAGCCGCCTTATCAAGTCCGCTCTTAATTGCAGTACCTGCCCTCCTACCCTGCCTTCCAGCCGCGTCTAGGGCCTCCTGAGCCCGTTTCACGCCCTTCTTAAGCCGATCAGTAGCCGCAGTTATTCGATTGAATTGTTGGACGGGTTGAGCCGCCTTGACAATAATCTCAACAGCGGCCACTATATCGCACTAAATGTCTAAAAACACTCTATCTGCGCTGCGCTTTAGCACGTTCTTGTGCTTGTCGCTCACGCTCATTTTTTAGATCATAAAATGCCGCCCAATATACAAACTCCTCCTGTGTCATGTCACGCCGAAGCTGACTGACAGTCATGCCAAGTTCGCAGGCCAGAAAGAACTCAAAGTAGAGCCAGTTGTCCTGCTTTAGTCGTTTTTTGATTCATCGACCTTTTCTTCCTCAAGGTCGAACAAGAACAGCTCAAGCTCATTGAGGATCTTCTCAGGCAGCTCACGCTGTAGTTTTGGCACATCAGCCGATGCAAATGCCTTACTTCCATCCTCACGTTCGGCCATCTGACACAGCATTTGAGTGCTAATGTCAAGAGCTTGGTCCGAGTTGGCAAGAGACTGAGCACGCTTGCGATCTGCACGTGTGATCGCCTTGAAGTACAAAGTCATGC